CACACCCTTGAATATGGCACAGAGACTACTCGTCCTACAGCAGCAATTCGCCGTGCCTCAAACAACACTAGGCAATCAGAGCAATTTTTCTTAAATACTTTACACAAGATGGTGGGTGAACTATGACATTCATTCTTTCTGAAGATAAGGCTCTTCGTGACCTTCTTAAGGGCATGAAAGTAACTGACCAAAAGACGTTAGATGATGGTGGAAACGCTACTCGTAACGTAGATGTGTGGTTCGGTCAACCTGACCAAGAACCACGTAATCAGTCATACCCGTACATTGTCATTGACATGATTGATATCTCTGAAGACAACATTCGTGCAATGCGTGGAATGACAAAGCCTACTTATTTGGCTGACCCAGACACTATGCCTGCAGTACAAGGTTTAAACCCAGAACTACCGTATGACCCAGAGACAAACAACTGGATGATTCACTGGCCTATTCCAGTAAACATTGATTACCAAGTAACTACATACGCCCGCCAACCACGTCATGACCGTGAACTGTTGGCGCAACTTATGTACACAAGACTTCCTCTTCGATTCGGGATTCTCGAACCTGATGATGGAACTGTTCGTCGCTTAGATGTCCTAGACATTTCTAAGAGAGACGTAACAGAGCAAGGAAAGCGTTTATTCGTAAATGCTTTCACAGTGCGTGTCTCATCCGAGATAGCACCTGAAATATACAACCAAGTATACAAAGCGCTACAAGTATCCGTTACAGGCACAACTGACAACCCCATTCTTGGGCGTGGTGAGTTCACTGCTATTGATTCGTTCACTATTTCGCAACCATAAGGAACCCTTACCCAACTAGTTAGGAGAAGAAATGGCATATAGCCGCCCAGGTGTTTACATCAGTGAACGCCTTCTTCCGCCTGTTCTTACAGGAGGAGTCACAGCAAATGCTGCTGGCGCCGTTGTTGCACCTTTTGCACAAGGCCCAGAAACAGTAACGCTTGTTAACTCTTGGTATGAATTTACCAAGTATTTTGGAGGCTACAACGCTTCCTACCCAGCCACCTTCCAAGTTGGCGCATATTTTGCAAACGGTGGCAAAGAACTTTATGTTCAACGCCTTCTTAAATCAGACGCTGTTGCTGCATCAGTATCTTTAGTAGATTCAGGTAGCACAGCACGAGTAACTGTTACATCTAAAAATGCTGGAACAGATGGAAACAACCTTCGTGTAGTAGTTACTGCAGGTTCTGTTGCAAGCACATACACACTGACTCTTCTCAAAGAATCAGGTATTGCAAATAACATTACTGACGATATCCTTTTAGAACGTTATGAAAACGTTATATTTGACGATGCAACATCAAGTGATTTTGGTCCAACTGTAATTAATACTGTTTCTCCAAATATTTCAGTTGCTGTTATTGCTGGTTATGCTGGTCAAGGAATAGTAAGCACTACCTATCCATTAACAAGTGGAACAAACGGTTCAGCGGTAACATCTACTGATTACACAAACTACAAGTCTAGTGGAAGTTCAGTTTTTGAACGTTTCTCACCTCTAGACCGTCCTCTTGTTATATTCCTTCCAGGAATTTGGGCAGCACTTCCTTCAGGTGAAGTTGCAGCAATTGATGCCGCTACTTCATGGGCAGCATCAAACAATGGTTTTGTTGTTATTGAAACAGCAGAAGCCCTAACTGTTGCTAACGCAATTACAGCGGCAGGAAGTTTGACTGACACCAGTTTTGGCGCTGTCTACTACCCACACGTGTACATTGCAGACCCAGTAGGTCGTGGCACAGGTTCACTTCGTCTCATTGGACCATCTGGTGCAGTTGCAGGTCTTTACATGGCAACAGATGCAAGCCGTGGTGTCTTTAAGGCTCCAGCAGGTATCCAAACAACTGTTGCAAATGTAGTGGCTGTAGAAAAGTCATTTACATCAACAGAACTAGATTCAATGAACGCAAGCACATCTCCAGTAAACCCACTTCGCCAGATTCCTGGTGCAGGTCTTTCTGTTATGGGTGCTCGCACGCTATTGCAAGATGGAACAGCGAACAAGTATGTCAACATGCGTCGTTCACTTATCTACATTCGTAAACAACTCAAGAACAACACAGAGTTTGCTATCTTTGAGAACAACGATGAAGCACTATGGGCTCGTGTCCGTAGCACACTTAACGCGTTCTTAACCGAGTACAAGAACCAAGGCGGTCTTCGTGGAGCAACTAATGCTCAGGCTTTTTTCATCAAGTGTGATGCAGAAAACAACACAGCAACTACAATCGCCAACGGAGAAGTACATATTCAAGTTGGTGTTGCTCTTCAATACCCATCAGAGTTCATTGTCATTGACCTAAGTCAAAAGACAATTAACTAGGCCGAAGGAGAAAATAAACAATGGCAATCGTAAATAGCCGCTCAACGTTAACCACTGACCCAGTTCGTAACTTTAGGTTCTTGGTAACGTTTCAACCACAAGACACAGGTAATACTGCTCTTGGAACTGTAACAATTCCAATGGGCTTTACCTCAGTCTCTGGATTGGCTGTAACAACAGACTCAATCCCTTACCGTGAAGGTGGATACAACACCACTGTTCACCAAATCCCTGGTCAAACATCTTTTACCCCATTGACCTTGCAACGTGGAGTAATCCTCGGAAGCAAGCAAAACTGGGATTGGATGAAGCAGTTGTTTGCAACTGTTCAGGCTGGCGGTTCAACTCTTGCAACTGGTAAGAATTTCCGTTGCGACATCGAAATCGCTGTTCTTAACCACCCAGTACCATCTGCAGGTGCAAATGTAACTACAGGAACTGGCGCCGTAACTGGTGCTACTGATGAAGTAGCAATGCGCTTTAAGGTATACAACGCATGGCCTACAACAGTGGCATACTCAGACCTAAACGCTGGTGATAACGCACTCTATGTTGAGCAAATGTCTCTCGTTCACGAGGGATTTGACCTTAACTGGGGTAAGTTTAACGATACTACAAAGGCATTTGAAAGCGCAGCAGCGTTCTAATCTAACAAAGGAATAATATGACGAACACAATTAGTGCAGCGGCTAATCCCGCATTGGCAAACAAAGCCGTACAAGACATGATGGCTGAAAAGCCACAAGAAGTAGAAATTCGTATTACAACTCCTTCGGACACAGTAGTAACCCTTCCTGGCGGATACATCACATCCGCTGGGGAGGTTACTACCGAAGCAGAGGTACGTGAATTAAACGGTCGTGATGAAGAAGAGATTTCAAAAGCAAGCACTTTAGGAAAAGCGCTATTAACAATCCTAAAGCGTGGGACTGTTCGGGTTGGCAATGAGCCAGTTACAGACCAGATGCTAGATAACCTTCTTTCAGGTGACCGAGACATGCTTCTTCTTGGAATTTTTAGAGCAACATTTGGAAACGTGGCACACTTGGGCGGTTACTGTGGCTCATGCGCCGAAACAAAAGATGTTGATGTAGAGATAGATAAAGACATTAAGATAAAAGTTTTAGTTGACTCTCTTAATGACCGTCGTTTTACCGTAAAAGGTAAGTCTTTAGAGTACACAGTAGAACTACCTACAGGTGTTACACAAAGAGAATTAATGCTTAGTGCAGATAAAACAGTCGCTGAACTAAACACGCTTCTTCTAGAACAAACAGTTACAAAAATTGGAGAAGCACCAGTAGTAAGCAAAATGCAGGTACAAAACCTTGGACTCACAGACCGTCGCAAGATTGTTGACGAAATCAACAAGCGTGTATGTGGACCACAGTTTGAGGACCTAACACTTGCTTGCCCAGACTGTGAAGGCGAGGTACGGGTTCCTATTAGTTTAGGTACCTTATTTCGGTTCTAGCAGAATTTCTTACCCTCAGTTACTTACTGAGTGGAGAAAATTAACGGAACTTTATACTGGATGGACTTTAACAGAGATACAGGCTCTGTCACGTAGAGAAAGAGACAACTGGTTACAAATACACCAGTTAAAGAGTTAAGGAGATGACATGGGTTACGCCGCAGATGTAAAAGCCTTAACCGCTGACATCTCCAAACTTACCGACCAGATTAACAAAATGCACGTTGCCGTCTCTTTGGCGGGCAAAGACTCTGTCGGTATTTTCTCCGCTGTTCGTGGAGCACTTAATAACGGCGGTCAACGAGGCAACGGTACTGCTGGAAGCAATCGCCTTGGTGCTTCGTTTGGGTACTTACAAACTCCGCCACCTGTAACTAGTATGGACGGTGGAGGACAAGGCGGCAAAGGTGGGGGTGGTACACCTTCAAAGACCCCTAATGGTGGCTGAGCAAACTTTAGTGATTTAGCAGGGTCTTTTGCTCAAATGGGCAAGGTTGGTCTTATTTCATCTGGACTTCAAGCGGCTGCAACAGTCGGTAGCACTCTTTACAATA